GCGCGTCGTCGAGAACGAGAGATGGTGGAGGCTTCGTCACTGGGATATTGTCGCGGGCAAGGAGAACAACAAAGAGGACCCGCGTCCTGTGAGTGCCTGGCTGTTCAACTCGCTGGCCAACAAGCACGCGGATGCAATGGACAACTACCCGACGGTGAACGTGCTGCCACGTGAGAAGAATGACGTGGAGGACGCGAGACTTCTTTCCGAGATCATGCCGGTGCTGCTTGAGCGCAACAACTTCCGGAAGATCTACAGCGACGCCTGGTGGTACAAGCTGAAGCAGGGCACGGCAGTCTATGGCGTTTACTGGAACAATGCTATTGACAATGGCGTCGGGGACATCGCGATCAAGCGTGTGGATCTGCTGAACATCTTCTGGGAGCCCGGCATCGCGAACATTCAGGACAGCCGCAACGTCTTCACCGTGGAGCTGGTGGACAATGACGTGCTGGAAGAGCGGTATCCGTTCCTTGCTGGGAAGACCGGTACGGATATCTACAAGGTCGAAGAATATGTGACGGATGACAACATCGACAACAGCGAGAAGACGGCCGTCATTGACTGGTACTACAAAGCTCAGATCGGCAGCAAGCAGGTCCTGCACTACTGCAAGTTCGCATGCGGCGAAGTGATCTATGCATCCGAGAATGATCCGGAGCTGGCAGATACAGGCTTCTATGAGCACGGGGAGTATCCGTTCGTGTTCGATGTCATGTTCCCGATGGAAGGTTCTCCCGCAGGCTTTGGCTACATCGACGTGATGAAAGACCCGCAGATGTACATCGACAAGATGAATCAGATCATCGCAAAGAACGCTCTTATGGCGGGCAAGAAGAGACTGATCGTCAAGGGCGAGACCGGCATCAACGAGGACGAGCTGACCAACTATGCGAAGGACGTGATCCATGCGGAAGGCAATCTGGACGACGATCACTTCCGCTGGTTCGAGACACCGGCGCTGCCGTCACACGTACTCACCTACATGCAGTGGAGAGTCGACGAGCTGAAGGAGACATCCGGTAACAGAGACTTCAGCCAGGGCACAACGACTGCCGGCGTTACCGCTGCATCCGCAATCGCTGCGCTGCAGGAAGCGGGATCTAAACTGTCGCGTGACATGATCTCAACTTCGTACAACGCATATGAGCAGATGAACCACCTGGTGCTTGAGCTCATCCGTCAGTTCTACGAGGAGACAAGATTCTTCCGGATTGTGGGCGAGCAGGGCATGGACGAGTTCGTCGAGTATGACAACAGACGCATCCGAGAGACATTGATCTCTGAGGAGATGGGCGAGGAAGGCGGCTTCCGCAAACCGATCTTCGATATCAAGATCAGTGCGCAGAAGCAGAGCCCGTTCTCGAGGATCAGTCAGAACGAGCTTGCCAAGGAACTGTTTGGCATGGGCCTGTTCAATCCGCAGATGGCAGACCAGGCGATGGTCGTCCTGGACATGATGGAGTTCGAGGGCAAGGATGCGCTCGTGCAGAAGATCAGTCAGAATCAGCAGATGCTGCAGATGATCCAGCAGCTGCAGGCACAGAACGCGCAGCTCATGCAGACACTGGATCTTCAGAACGCCGCTATGGGGCAGCCATCTGATCTGATGGGAGCAGCCGCACAGGAGGGACAGTTCGCGCCGCCTGATGCAGTATCAGCCCGCCCTGGCAGAGCTTCCAATGAGAAGTCCAGATTCAATGAGCACGGCGAGAGTGGCCAGGCAGCCAAAGCAAGAACAAGAGTAGCGCAGAGCGGAACACCGAGGGCATAGCGATGATCGTAGTAAAGCATGAGATAGACATCAACGCGAAAGCGGAACGTGAGAACCACACCATTTCTGTTATCGGTCACGCGAACTTCGATCTGTCCGGGCATGACATCGTATGCGCTGCCGTGTCCGCGCTGGTCCAGAGCTTTGCAGCAACGATGAATCAGTGGGACGACTTCGATGCTGGCGAAGTAGTGATCGATACCGAATGTGATATCTATGACGAGTATGCACACGGCTGCATCGACATGCTGATGGAAGGCCTGCGCATGATCGAGGATGCGTATCCGGAATATCTGTCTGTGGCAGAGGAGGAGACTCCTGAATAGATAGGGGGTCACAATAATTTCCTGTTTGCGCTATACATGATTTGAGCCGCCGGAGCTTAGGCAGAAAGCGGCTGCACATACACAATTAAATGGCTCGTAGGAACAGACTACAGGAAGGAGTAACGCAATGTTACACATGAAACGAGTGATGGATCTCCACCTGTTTGATGGTGCGGCCGCGCCGGCAGGAGAAGGAGAAGGATCACAGCAGGCTGAAGGACAGGGTCCCGCCAACCCAACTGGCAGAGAGAGTCTGAAGAATGTCGTGTACGGAAAAGATCCGCAAGGCCAGCAGGTCGAACCGGCACAGCAGTCCGCAGGATCTCAAGCTCCGTTCGCCGGGAGCAACGAGGACGGCAGCGAAGCCGATCCGGCTCAGGTCTTTGAAGAGATGATCAAAGGACAGTACAAGGACCAGTTCCAAAGCAAGGTCCAGTCGATCCTTGATAAACGCTTCAAGTCCATGAACGATCAGAAGGCACAGATCGACGCGTACAAGGGCGTTATCGATCCGCTGATGGAGATCTACGGGACAAAGGACATGCAGGATCTGCGCAAAGCTATCCTCAAGGACAATGGCAAGGTCGAGCAGCTGGCCGATGAAGCCGGCATGTCAGTCGATCAGTACCTGGCTTATCAGGAGACGATGAGACAGAATGCTCAGTACCAGGCAGCCGAGCAGGAGAGGATCGCACAGGAGGAGAGCGATAAGATCTATCAGGACTGGATGCAGCAGGCACAGGAATTGAAAGCGGACTATCCAAATTTCGATCTTGAGGCCGAAGTTGAGAATCCGGCATTCCTGGATCTGATCAAGAACCCGAACATCGACATCCGCACCGCATACGAGGCACTGCACCTGCCTGAAATCATGCAGGGTACAGCATCGCACGTAGCGGAAGCGGTCCGTCAGAACACGGTCAACACCATCCGTGCGAGGGGTATGCGTCCCGCCGAGAACGGTCTCGCAGAACAGCCCGGCATTGTCCGCAAAACTGATACAAGTAAATTATCCAAAGCGGATAGAGCAGAGATCGCAAGGCGTGTAGCACGCGGCGAAACGATCACCTTCTAAAAGGTGAAGCACTCTCTATCCGTGATAGAGAGGAGAAAAGAAAATGATTAAAGAGAGAAGAATCGATCTGCAGCTGTTCAACAACACTCAGACTACGCTGCTCAACAACAGCACCACGCCTCCGCTGAACGACCTGTCTCCGGAAATGAAAACCTTCTACAGCGATTATCTGATCGATAATGCTGTTCCGAATCTCGTGCATGACCAGTTTGGTCAGAAGCATCCGATCCCGAAGAATGGTGGTAAACAGATTGAGTTCAGAAAGTACGATCCGTTCCCCAAAGCAACTACGGAAATCACCGAGGGTGTCACTCCGGATGGCCACAAACTGAACGTCACGACCGTGACCGCAACTGTTCATCAGTACGGCGACTATGTCGAGCTGTCTGACGTCCTGCTCCTGACTGCCATCGACAACAACATGGTCCAGGCGACCAAACTGCTCGGCAACCAGGCGGGCGAAACTCTTGACTATGTGACAAGAGAAGAACTGATGAAGGGCACCAACGTGCTTTTCGCTAAAGGTACTGGCACAAGACCGGCGAGCCGTTCCGCTATCACGACAGATAATACTCTGTCTGTGGAAGACATCTTCAATGCCGCGCGCATCCTCAAGAATGCGAACGCAAAGAAGATCAACGGATCTTACATCGGTATCATCTGTCCGGACATCGCATACACACTGATGCGTGATGACGAATGGATCGACGCAAGCAAGTACGCAGGCAGCACCCAGCTCTTTGAGGGCGAAATCGGCAAGATTGCCGGCATCCGGTTCGTTGAGACTACAGAAGCGAAAGTTTGGAAGAAGAACGTTCCGTGGGGCGAGGGTGCGAATGACAAGAACACCAACGTCGACGTATATGCAACGCTGATCCTGGGCGAAAATGCTTATGGTGTCACCGAGATTGCCGGCGGCGGTCTGCAGCACATCGTCAAACAGCTTGGTTCCTCCGGTTCCGCTGATCCGCTGAACCAGAGAGCGACTGTTGGCTGGAAGGCGATCAAGACTGCCGAGATCCTCGTTCAGAGTTTCATGCTGCGGATCGAATCTGCTGCTGCTGTATAAGCAGAGAGAGGAGTATCCAATGGCTACTAAAGCAAAGACCGAAGAGGTCAAAGTTGAAAAGAAGGTTGAGCTTGATCCCGAAGAGTATGTAGAAATCGAGCTGTTTAAAGATGGCGACCGCTACAAAGACTCGCTGTACGTCGCGGTCAATGGGGAAAACTGTTTGGTTCCTCGCGGTGTTCCCGTGAAGATCAAGAGAAAGTTTGCGGAAGTTATTCGCAACTCCATTGCCCAGGGCAATCAGGCGGCAGCCGAGATCATGAGACTGACCAACGAGTAGTCTGAGACAAACTAAGGTGCGGAGGCCGGCGGCGACGCCGCCTCCGCATTTTACAAGAGAGGGAAATGATATGAACTATAAAAGTTTCCCCATAGGGGTTCATACAAATGAGAATAGTGTCAAAGTCCTTGAGGGCATCGTGCAGCATGATAACGGGAATCTGTTTCAGATCCAGCTGTACGATGGCACGGAGGCTTTTGACTTTACCGGATACAGCATCATCAATGTGACCATCATTCGTCCGGACGAGACATCGATCACTGATCTGTGGGTCGATACCGGCGATGGATACGAACGTGCTGATGAAACAACAGAAGGCGAGACTGAAAGCCATACATTCCTGGCAATGCAGTACCTTGATCCGGCCAATGGACGCATCACGCTGCAGGTCGGCGGAGACGCAACAGCGCAGGTCGGTCTGCACAGGATGGCTGTCGAGATCTACTCTTCTGATGTTGTGCTCACAACTGCGAGGATCAACTACAATGTGGTCGGAACGCTCAACAAGGTTGGTGCGTCCATCCTTGAAAGAGTGTCCGGTTATTCAAAACTGCAGGACCTTCTGATCAAGTGTTCGCAGATGATTGACGCGGAAGAAGAAAGAGCGAATCAGGAAGTGGCAAGACAGAACAGCGAGGTGGAGCGTGAAGCGCTGGCGGCTACGCTTTCTCAGTATGTTCCAGCTCTTGACGCTGCCGTGGCACAGGCGGAAGCTGCAGAGGAAAATGCCAGGGAATGGGCCATGTTCTCGCGCACGGCTGCGATTCCGCAGGAACTGAGCGATGCCATCACTGCGGTAGTTGGCGCGGCTTCTGACATCGCATCTCTTTCTGCAAGAGTAACTGCGCTTGAGAAAAAGACTGTTCCGGTCATGGCGAGCACTGCACTGGATTCCTATTTCGCTGACGCGGAAGCAGGTGCTATTGCTTTCTGCTCCAACGACAATGCGCTTTATGTGGGCGACGGTGAAGGCAGCTATGATGCCGTCGTGGATTCGTCTGTCATGTATGTTGTTTCCAGCACTGCGCCGAGTGACACGACCAAACTGTGGGTCGACACGGCAAACAATAATCAGCTCAAGGCTTATGTGAGCGATGCATGGCAGCCTGTGAAGAGTGTTGCTGTGTTCGGTTAAGGAGAAACGAAATGGCGAGGTTAACTGCAACGGTAAATGGCGAGAGTTCTGTGACGCTGACGCTGTCCCTGGAACGTTACAAGTTTGCGAGAAATGTTAACTGGTGGTACAAACTTTCCACAGAGAGTGAGTGGAACCAGTATGCGCATACATCGGTATCTCCTGCTTTTTCTGGGACAAAATCCATGACGATCACAGATCTTGTTCCAAACAGAACATACAATTTTTCTGCGTCGATCTATAGGAGTCATGGTGATACAGCGAACTTCTCGAAAATAACCGAGGTGTTCGTTAACGCAAAGACGGCGACTGCGCTTGGCGCTCTTACGTTTCCAGCAATAGGTGCGAAAAGCATAATGGCACAGGTAAGTGGTCTTGCCAGTGCGGGATACTGGCGCAACATCAAGTACTACATAAGAAAAACCGGAGACTCTTCCTGGATCTACAAGGCAAAAAGAGAGATCCCGCCCGATACAGATCCTTTAGCTGTAGATCTGTCGTACACGTTTACCGGTCTTTTGCCTGAAACTTCATATGACTTCGCCGCCGATCTTGGTGTCGGCTTAACAAGTGACGACTATTACCGCACGATCCAGGCGAAAGCTACTACGGTATATAACGGCATTTCTGTGCCGGAGATCTTCGATACGGACAAGATCGTGCTGAACGGCAGCAGATGCCACACTGTGATCCCGCCTGATCCATGGATCACACTCACATGGTGGGTCCCGCCGGCGAACGTGGTCAGCGATACG